CATCACTTTCTTCCTTCTTCTCTTCCTTCCTCTTCTGCTTGCTATGCTCCAATATCCTCTTGGCATAGTTCTCAATGTAGGCATCATACTCTGACTTCGGCTTGTTCATTTCAGATGCAATCTCATACTTCTTGTTCCTGTTTGCCTTGTAGTCAGGATATATCTTCCATCTTAACACTCCTGAGTTATATCCGTCCCAACACACAATGCACTTATTGAAATCCTTCTTCAACAAGAGATTACCTATCCTTCTTAAGAACAGTAATACGGCACCATACTCCTCACCCTTATCGTTTACCATGTCTTTTGCCACCAAGGATGACTTGAGTATGGAGTTACCATCAACTATCAGGTAATAATTCTTTATTGGTGGCTCCAAATTGTTAGCCTTGGCTGTCATGTTCTTTACTGCTTGTTGCATAGCCTAATCAATATAATAATTAATTTCTATATTTTTAACTTTTTCTTTTTTGATGTGTTCCTTAACATCATCTGCATTAAAAGAAGCAAAATAGTCCTCCTTGTAATAGTAGATTGGTGCTCCATTCCATATAGCAATATCAATATCCTTGTTGGACTCATCATTCAAGAAATTCAACAAAGTTTTTATTGTAATGATGTTATTGGTACATAATATCGTTTTTATTTCATAAGCGTATATGTATTCTCCGTCCTTCCATTTGAGGTTTACCTTATTGTTTTCTATAGACTTAACCATTTTACACCATAAATCCTTCCACCAAAACAGGAACTTGAACTGTATTCTGTATTCCTTTTTTTGATGACCATCCTCAAATGTCTTGACTATTTCCTTTATTCTGAACTTCATTTTCTTGATTATTCACTAATTCTTCTAACTTATATGCAAAGATGTATTTTTCCTTGTCATAGAAAACTATCAAGTTTCCCCACCATGCCAAACCTATATTAGGATATTTCCTTCTATCAAAAATAGAGAAAAATTCCTCCATTTCCTCATCACTGTAAAAATTATCCCTGCTTTCAAGTCTGTCACCTCCGAATGCAGTTATCTCAAGTATATCCTTACCATCACTAGCCATGATGATAGGAATTGTCACAGTTTTCCACCACCAGAGAAATTTCCTTTGGATGCATATCTTCTCAACAACCTCACCTTCATCATAAGTGACCTTGTAAATCTTCTTTATTCTGTACTTTGACATGATTGTATTAATTTATTGCAAACGTAGTATTTTATTTTTGGAATTCCAAATATTCAAGGCAAATTAACAAATATTAACGAAAAAATAAGGTGAACATATTACTGCTCACCTTATTGGTTATCTTATGTAGAAATTAACAAATGGCTTGGTTTTCTGTATCTCAAGGTTAGCCTGAACGAACTTCTGCATGTTCTCTGCCATTGTCCAAGGCATCATCCTTGAATATCTGTCCTTCAACTCTCCAAGTACCCTATCCCTTTCCTTGTGTCCATCATCATGCGGTGTCTGCCAATTTAACTGAGCCTCTGCCTGTGGTATCTTTACCTGACCATTGTACCTTCCAAGAATGTTACCCAAGGTAATCTGACACCAAGCAACAAGCAACTGACGTATAACCTGCTGTGTTGGATAATTCATCAACTCATACCTCATTGCCTCCAATGGTACATCAGAAGGTGACAAGATAATCGTATCCCTGTGTTCCAACCTACATTCATCTATCTGCTCCTGACTACCATCCGTCTGATAATAGTCATACCACACATAGCAATCCCTGAAATGGTTCCAACCCTTGTCATCCACGGCAGTATTGCCAAAGGTATTTGGATTTAACATGCCAGGTACTGACAATAAGTGTAGCAAGTGAGTACCATCAGGACCCAAGGTAATCTTATATGCAAGGTCATTCCTGAAATACTTGTTCTTCTCCTTCAGGTCTGCAGCCAACAAAGCAGTATCATAGGCACTGCCAACACAACCATAGAAACCATTAAAGCCTGCTGCACCTCCAATCTGAGCACCAAAGCCCAAGCCACCGTTAAAGGCATAAGCCAAGCCTCCGTTCTGAGTGAACATTGCAGCCTTCGTAGTAGAAGGAGTTATCCACATCACCCTATTTACTTCCCTGCCCTTCGGTATCACATATACTTGCTTACCAGGCACAATCTTAATGAAGTCCTTCTTCAACTCATATTTGGGATTTGTACCCCTTCCCTGCAATCCTACCTCCTTTGAACACCATTCAGCGTATGATTGTGTCCAATCCATAGCCCTTGTGGTAAGAGCATATGCAAGGTCAGTTGAAGTGTTGACAAACTTAGTTTTGTCCTGACCCAACATATTCATCCAATTGCTCTCTATAATGAAATGCTGAGTATAGTCCGCATAATCACCCACGGCAGTCTTTAGAAGTCTGCACATAGTATTGTCATCAAGGGGGACACTTCTTATAGGAGCACCCAAGATAGTCCTTACATCCTCAAAAAGTTCCCTTAGTTCCTCTGTTATAATCATTGTAACTGCTTTTCAGATAAATAGTTTCAGAAACAAAAAAGGACAGGTTATTTCACAACAACCCATCCCCCACTATTATGACCTAAAAATTTTATTACATTATCATTTTATTCACTTTCTAATTCATCTGACTCCTCAAATGAAATATCCGTCTCTCTTATGTTGTACTTACCTTCTGCCTCCTCATTCAACCTCTTGAGAATCCTTGCCACATTCTGCTTCTTGTAAGCATCAAGTTCCTCAACGCTTATGAAACCTGTATCAGTGGCAATGATGTTTCCCTCATAGGTAACATTATGTGGGGCATCCAAGTGATTCTTGAGTATCTTTATCTTTGTCTGTATTCCATATCCGTAGTTGAAACCCTTGGATGTGGCAGTAAGTCTCTTGATACCTGCTGTCAACTGTCCACCCATAAGTATCTCAAGCCTTGTGGCATACTTCAGTGACTTACCACCCTTTGTCTGCATGATAGGACCTGACATTGAAGTCATGTTGTCCATCCAAACCTTGTTGATGTAAAGGAATGTATTGTCATACTTGCAAGTGATGTTCTTTGAACTTGGAATCCTGTTGTTTACAATGGAACTGAAAGCCTGAGAGATGGCTCCTGCTGCAAACATATTATTACCACTGCCCCCAAGTTCCTTGAAGCACCCAATTGAGCCAACAGAGTCCCAACAGAAAAGGAAGCCCTTGTCAATCTCACCCTCATCCTGTGCATCAAGCAAGTCATTTATGGCTTTTGCAACATCCTCAAGGACTGCAACCTTTCTCTTCTTGGTGACCTTCTTGTTCTGAGAATAGTCAAAGTCACCATACATCTCAGCCAACTTCTTGTTGTTGAAATAGATAAACTCACCATCCCAATCAACAATCTGCTTCTCAATGTGTGTACCTGTTATCTCACCTGTTTCCTTGTCAACGTCCTCAACCTCAACGTTTCCATAGATAGGCTCTGCCTCAAATCCCATAGACCTTGCATATTGGAATGAGAATGAGTTCTCTGTATCAAAAATAACGGGAATCAAGTCTTGTTGCTGTGCTGATGCAAGGGCATGGTTTATAAGTGTAGTCTTTCCAACGTTGGAATGTCCTATGACACTCACGCATGTATTCATCGGAATACCTGGCAACTTCGTGACCTCACGGAATGCTTCAGGCATCAATATCCATTTCTGTGGTTTATTTGCACTACTCATGGTAAGGTTCTCAACCTTTACCACCTCATTTTCTGTAGGGCGGTTGATTGTCATGCCTACTTTCTCCTTCCATGCTGACAATCCCTTACGGTGTACGCCCATTCCTTTCTTTACGGCTTGTGTAACCATTGTGTTTGTGTTTTTAAGAATCAAAAGTCTGATGAAGGCTTCAGGGTATCACCCCAAAGCCTGTAATCTGTTTTAGAAAGGAATTCCTTCCTCATCAGTAAAGTTTGGCTGTACCGAACTGAACGGAACGCTGTTGCTCTGTGTTGTGTTTGTGTTGCTGTTCCCCTGTGGCTCTACGAATGTAGAGAAATCCTTCGGACTTTGTGTGAGGGCAGACTGTATATCCTGTTCCTTCTGTTCCTTAAGCATTTCCTCTAACTTGAACTTGTCAGCATACTTGCCCAATTCCTTCGAATAGATAGGATAACCACCCTCTGCATAAATCTTAAGGGCATCAAACGACTTTACAGGGAATAACTGCTTGTAGTCAGTGGT